CTTACTCATGGATAGTGCAACTAAGGATACAATAGATATAATGGCGGCTTCAACTACTTTAATGGCATTAGTTGCATGGCTACCTCCAACAGCTTCTTTGTTTACTATTGTGTGGCTGGGTATTAGAATATATGAATCAGATACTGTGCAAAAAATAGTGCATGGTAATAAACAACTTGACAAACAAGACTAAATAGTGTATACTATATGAGTATTTTAACTACTTTAATATCTCCTCTAGCTGGTTTAGCTAAGACCTACCTATCTAACAAAGCTGACCAGGCGAAAGCAAAGCATGAAGCCAAGATGAATGTTATCCAGAATGATGCTGACTGGGAAACTAAGATGGCTGAGGCTTCTGCATCAAGTTGGAAAGACGAGTTCTGGACAATTGTGTTGTCTGTCCCCATCTTCATGGTTGGCTATGCTATTGTTGTTGGTGATATGACAGTAGTTGATAGAGTTCAAGAAGCATTTGTAGCGTTAGGCAGTCTCCCAGAGTGGTATCAATACCTGTTGTTTATAGCCATCAGTGCCAGCTTTGGTATTAAAGGCGTAGACAAGTTAATGAACATGAGGAAGTAGCCGTGGGTAGTGGTTCATACAGCACAAACAATCGCGTTAATGCAGTAGCAGCGGCACAAGCAGCGGCTCGTGCAGAAGCTCTTGCAGAAGAAGAGACTGTTTCTTTAGCTAGTCCTTTTGAAGCTGAAGACCCGTTTGTATCTACTGTTGATCAAGAAGAAAAACGTCCTACGCTTGAGTCAGCAGTTGCACCAACCTTAGCAGATGTTCCTGAGTACAGCACCTTTGAAGAGTCTTTAAACAACTTGCCAGCCTTTGTAGAACAACAGATAGGACAAGGCAATGCTTTAAGCGCATCAGCTATAGAGTCTGGTGACTATAGTGATATTAAAAACGAAGACATAAACGAGCTACGCCAAGACCCTAGTAATGTTAGAGACTACTATACAGAATCTGTAGATACAAACATTGTTAACTTTGTTGAAGACAACGAAATACCTCTATTTAAAGAAGTAGACGGTTATAAGCTGTACTTAAACACAGGCACTAGAGGCTCTCTTGCTGGCATAGCCAAAGAAGGTAGCGATGTTGTTTATCAGTCTTACGGCCCTGTAGGTACTTACTCTACAATAGCTGTTCCTAAAGATAGAAGCATTGCAGCAGCTTTCCCGCGTCCTCTAAGAATCGCACTGGCCATATTTTCTGGAGGCGTTTCAGAAGCAGTTTTGTCAGCAGCAAATGCGTTAGCGGGCAGAACTTTAACTACAGAAGACTGGTTCAACTTAGCAGCGGGTGCATCTCAGTTACCTAGTACTTCACCCTCTACATCATCAGGTGGTATTTTTGGTGGGACTACAGCTCCTAGAACATTAGCAGAAATGGCAGAAGCAGGTGATATAATATCTTTAGGGCTTGAGGGTTCTAGCACAGTAGGTGCTCTCTCTAATATATATAATGATCTAACAGACGAAGAAGCCGCTAGAGCAGCAGCAGCAGAGGCCGCTACAGTAATAGCAGAGCTAATTGAAAGAGATGCTGAAGAAGCAGAGGCACAAACAGAAGAAGCAGCGGCAGTAGCAGAAGCCCAAGCAGAAGCAGAAAGACTTGCTGAAGAAGTAGCACAAGCAGAAGAAGTAGACACTTCCGTTACAGACCCAGTCACTGGCGAAGAAGTTATAGCTACACAGCCAGAACAGGTACAGACTGAGCAAGAACTACCCGCTGGCCCTGAAGATGAACAAGAACCTATAGTAGTTGATGAAGATCAAGCAGCAGCAGCAGCTCAAGCAGCAGCTCAAGCCGAAGCAGCCGCAGAAGCTCAATTATCGGAAGAAGAACAAGCAGCCGTAGAAGCACAAGCAGCAGCAATAGCCGAAGCAGCAGCCGAAGCACAAGGAACAGTAGATGTTGACGGTACTGCGTTAGAAGAAGACTCAGACCCTTTCCAACTAGGTGATGGACGTTACGAAGATAATCCTGAATTTGATCCTGATTCTATGGATGTTTGGGTACAGAGATCAACCTATGACATGATTCTAAACGAGACAGACCCTGTTCTTAGGGAGCGTTTAGAGCAAGAATACGAAAGAACAGGCGGAAACCACGTAGATGAATTGTTAGCCGGTGTTCCTGCCGAAGAGGTGTATGCAGACTACCCTCCAGAATTTATATTCGTAGAAGGAGACTTTGACGCATACGAGAGCGAAGATGAGTTTAACAATCAGTTCCCTGACGGGTGGCTTGGTGGTTCTTTTAATGACGTAGATACCAATAACGATGGTACGGTAAGTTCTCAAGAAATTTATGACTGGGAGCACAGGACTGTTGATCCTGATGATACTAATGATACTACTACTGTTATAGATATTCTAAGCGACATCACTGAAGACACTACTGATGTTGATCCTGTTGTAGACACTACTACCACTACTACTACTGATCCTGTTACTGATCCTGTAGATACTACTGATCCTGTAGATACTACTGATCCTGTAGATACTACTGATCCTATAGATACTACTGATCCTGTAGATACTACTGATCCTATAGATACTACTGATCCTGTAGATACTACTGATCCTGTAACTGGTACTGGTGATGGTACTGGTGACGGTACTGGTGATGGTACTGGCGATGGCACAGGTGACGGTACTGGTGATGGTGATGGTGACGGTACTGGTAATGGCTCAGGTATTGGCTCAGGTATTGGAAGTCCCACACGCACCACAGACTCCTTGTTTGCAGACATGTTACAGTTAGAAACTCAAGTAGGTTCTACACAAGAATTATTACCTTTCAGTGTAATGCCTACTCCTACAAGACCTGTTTATAATGCACCACAAGTCAACCCTATACAGCAGTTTTTACAACAACAAGAAGCACAACGGTTACGCAGTATGCCTCAGAGAATGCTAACCAACAATCAACGTTTAAAAAGGTTTGAATAATAATGACATACTTACAATTAGTTAACAGCGTATTGCGAAGACTGCGGGAGGATGAAGTAACCACTGTTGGTCAGAACTCATACTCTAAGCTTATAGGTGAGTTTGTCAACGATGCTAAACGATCAGTAGAAGACGCTTACGATTGGACTGCTTTGCGTACTACCATTACAGTTACTACTTCTGACTCTTCTTATAACTATTCTTTAACTGGCTCACAGAATAAAACAAAACTGTTGTCTGTTAATAACGATACACAAAAAACTGAGATGCAGTACCGTGGCACTGCTTGGATGAATAATGCTTATTTAATCGCCACACCACCTACAGGAGTCCCGCAGTTCTACAACTTTAAAGGAGTAGATACTAACGGAGATACTACTGTTGATGTGTATCCTAAACCTAACGGTGTGTATAACTTAGACTTTAATGTTGTTCAACGTACAGCAGACTTTACAGAAGATTCAACATCTTTAGTTATTCCTTCGTCACCTGTTATACAAATAGCCACTGCATTAGGCGCGAGAGAGCGTGGAGAGACTGGTGGCACATCAGCAGCAGAACTGTTTGCACTGGCAGATAATACACTAGCTGATGCTATTGCTATGGACGCTGCTCAACATCCTGAAGAAACTATCTGGTATTCTTAAATGGCACAAAAACTACAGAACATTACCGTAGCAGCCCCAGGATTTTTTGGGCTGAACACTATGGATTCTCCTATAGGACTTAACCCGTCCTTTGCAGCTATTGCTGACAACTGTGTTATTGACCAGTACGGTAGAGTAGGCGCTCGTAAAGGCTGGTCTGCTGTATCCTCTAATGGATCTTCTGTACTAGGAAGCAGTAGAGGCATAGAGGCTGTACATGAGTTTGTTGCCAGAGATGGCACTAAAACAATATTCTCTGCTGGGAACAATAAGATATTTACAGGGACTACCACACTTACTGAAGTGACTCTACCTGTTGGTTATACTGTCACAGCTAATAACTGGAAGATAGTTACTTTTAACAATGATGTTTATTTTTCTCAGCGAGAACACGTTACATTAAAGAGTGTTGCGGGAAGTACAACACTTATAGAATCAAAAGACGGAACTCACTATGCGCCACAAGCTAATGAGGTTTTAGCTGCTTATGGTCGTTTATGGGCTGCTGACGTATCAAATAATAACTATACTGTATATTGGTCTGATCTTTTAGACGGAAGCAACTGGCATGGCGGTAGCTCAGGATCGTTAGACTTAACATTAGTATGGCCTACAGGTTTTGATCAAATAGTTTCTTTAGCGGGTCATAATGGATTCTTAATTATTTTTGGTAAGAAATCTATAGTCATATACTCAGGTGCTGATACGCCTAGTGCAGACACTGCTGTGTTTAAACTACAAGATACTGTAGAAGGTGTAGGCTGTGTAGCTCGTGACTCAGTACAGCATACAGGCACGGACATTATATTTTTATCAGACTCTGGTGTACGTAGTTTTGGTAGGACTGTACAAGAAAAGTCTATGCCTATGCGTGACATTAGTAAAAATGTTCGCAACGATATTACCAATGCTATATTTGCTCAAACAAGCCCTATCAAGTCTGCTTACAGCGAAGACGAGGCGTTTTATCTTTTAGCTTTTAGTGAAAGTAATCTTGTGTATTGCTTTGATATGCGTGGCCCTCTTGATGAGTCAGGAGCGCATCGTGTTACTACGTGGACAGCTGTTGATCCTTTGTCTTTTGCTGTGTTAGAAGATAAAAGCATTTACATAGGTAAAGACTCAGGCATTGTTAAATATACAGGATACTTAGACGGTACAGCTTCTTATCAGTTAAGTTACTTTAGTAATCCTTTAGACTTTGGAAGTGCGGCTAACTTAAAGTTTTTAAAAAAGTTTAACTTGACGTTAATTAGTAGCCCTACTACAGCAGTTACACTAAACTGGGGCTATGACTACACAGATTCTTATACTAAACAAGCCTTTAATTTTTCAGGCACAGTAGCCAATATTGCGGAGTATGGAACAAGTGAGTATAACACTACTGCTGAATATACAAAAGGCACTTTAATACAAACCCCAAAAGTAAATTCTTCTGGTAGTGGTGAAGTAGTCACTATTGGTATCGAAGCTCAAATAAACAGTTCAGAATTTTCTATTCAAAAAATTGACATACACGCTCTATTAGGGAGACTTATCTAATGTCCAACTATACAAAAACCATTACTAAAGCTACTGCTGCTGACGATGCGCTAACGGCTGACACAATTACTGGAGGATTCTGCTAATGAGTCAACAACAAAATGAAGCAGGCGGGTTTTTTGACTACCTAACTTCAGGAAGCGGTATAAGTGATCTGCTTCGTGCTGGCGGTGAGTACTACTTAGGTCAGGAAAACATCCAAGACCTTAGACAGCTTGGTAAAGAGTTGCAAACAGGTCTGGGGACGTTAGGAACAGAAGCTCGTGAGGGACTAGAGTTCTTACCCTACACTGTTACCAGTGGGTTAGCCAACGTAGGTACTACGGCTGAAGGTGGTTTTGACATCAACCTGTCTCCAGAGCAACAGGCTCTACAGACGCAGCTACAGGGTCAAGCAGGTGCTTTATTCGGTCAGGTAGGTGCAGACCCTGCTTCAGCACAAGCGGCACTATACGAGCAAATGAGAGCCGTACAGCGTCCTGAAGAGGAACGTCAGCGTTTACGGTTAGAAGAGCGTATGCTGTCACAAGGGCGCTCAGGACTAGGCTCTTCTCTTTACGGTGGTTCTTCTCCTGAGTTACTGGCTCAAGAAACTGCACGACAGGAAGCTATGGCACGTGCTAACTTAGGTGCGCGTCAGCAGTCAATGGCTGAACAATCACAAGCTGCTCAACTGGGTGGTATGCTACAGGCCGCAGGTTATCAACCACAACAACAAGCGTTGTCTATGTTGGAAGCTAGTAGAATACCTGCTGGATTTGCAGACATTGGTCGTAGAACAGGTACTGAATTACAGTCTCAGCTGAACAGAGCTGGTTTAGAAAGTAGATTACAGTCTGAAGACTTAGCCAATCAGTTACGATTATCTCAACAACAAGCCTTGATAGGCGGTCTACTAGGTCAACAGCCTACGTATGCAGAGAGGTTACAGGCTGGTCAACTAGGTATTGACTTACAAGGCGCAGGCGGCATTTTAGGCGGCTTGTTCGGTGGCTTGTTCGATGGAGGAGGAGAATAATGGCTAGACAAGATATTGCAGGATTATTAACAGGCATTAGCAGCACACAGCAGCCTGTACAACCTATTCCAGGTACTCCAGGCTTTCGTGGACAGTTTGGTGCAGCTAGGGCGCAAGGCTTAGGAGCTGGCATAGGTGGTCTGATGCGTGGTGGCGCGCCTTCTACGCAGGAAAGGATACGGGGTGCTATAAGTCAATTAGATTTAAACAACCCAGACGATTTAAAAAAACTAGCTCAAGTACAACAAGCTCGTGGTGACTTGGCAGGTGCTGCTCAGACCGCTAGTAAGATAGAAGCAATAAAAGAGCGTGAACGCTTAATAAAAGAAAACCAAGAAAATAAGTTGCTAGACGCAGCTAAAGACGTAGAAAGTACAAGAAGATGGGAAGAGGAACAAAAGCTAAGAGAAAAAAGAATAGACCTTGAAAGAAAAAGGATAGAAAGAGAGGAGGGCAAAAGAAAACTGCTAAGTCAAGACGTAAATGCTATTAGAGGGTATGTAGACCAAGCTGACCGTAGTTCAGGAAAAGCTAACACAGCCTTAAATTTAGCTGATCGTTACGCATCTCTTGAACCCACAGGCGGTTCTTTTGGTACTGCTCTTAGTACTTTTAAAAGCATTGTGGGTGGTCAAGATGAAGTATCTAGTTTAAAAACCGAGCTTGACAGAATTGTAAACACAGGGATTATTAATTCTCTGCCTCCTGGCGTAGCTTCTGATAGAGATATAGCATTAATTAAAAAGGGTTTTCCTGATTCTAGTTGGAACCCAAAAGAGATAGAAAAGTTTTTAAGGGCTATGGCTAAAATATCTGCTTATGACGCTGAAAAAAATGCGTTTAGGGCTAAATACGCCAGAGACAACGATGGTATCGAAACAGGCTTTACAGACGCTTGGAGGCAGCAGATAAACGAACCTGGATATAAAGAGGCTGTGGCTGGAAAGTACGGGTTTGAGTACGATATACCAACACAACAAGAGACATTCGACGCAGACGAGATGGCAAGAATTAAAACTCAAGCTCAGCAAGAGAATATAGCAAACTACGGTAAGCAGTTTTCAAATCCTGATCTGTCTGCTCTTTACAAATAAATTAGGGATACTAAAATGCCAGAAAGAACATTACCAAATGGTCGCGTAATAGCAGGAGTTCCTGACAGTGTTTCTAATGAAGACCTTAAACTATATGCCATTTCAAAAGGTTTTGCTACAGAAGAAGACTACAACCAAGACTTTGAGACTTCAGCAGATTATCTTTCTTTGCTGGGCGAAGTAGGTGGCGGTCTAGGCGGTGCTTATCTAGGAGCTACTTATGGCAGTGCTGTAGGGCCAGTAGGTACTCTAATTGGAGGAGCTTTAGGAGCAGGTATAGGGTACTTTGCAGGAGAGATAGGAGAGTCTTACGCAGAAGATAGAGACTTTGACGTAGAGCAAGCAGGAACTGAGGCTTTACAGGCAGCAGCAGTAGATGCCGCGTTTGGGGCAGGGTTTAGTGCCATAGGTAAGGTTGTTTCTAAAGTGTGGTCGCCTGTTGACAAACTGTTTTCTCCTACTTACATCAGAGGAGGCAATGAGTCCGAAGCTGCGCAGGCTGCTTTAGCTATACAGAGAGGCGAGAAAACTCTTGATGACGTAATAGCAGAAGGTTTTTCTCCTGAGCAGTTAAACCTCATTAGAACAAACTTAGGAAAACGAACAGAAGAGTTAGAGCAGATTGAAACTCTTAACACTAAGCTAAGAGCAAGAGGCGCTCAGATGCTGCCACAACAAGCTGCTCCTGAGTTTAGGGGAGCTGGCTTAGCACAGGACTACGCAGCAAGCTCTGCTTTTCTAAAGTCAGAATATGAAGCTATATTAAAAGACCAGTCTGACTGGATTAAGGATTCTTTTGAAGAGGTGCTGACAGGTCAGTTAAGCAAAGGACTAAGCAGAGATCAGCTAGGAACAGCAGTACAAGGTCTTGTTAAAGATGCTGATAAGGCTTTGTCAGCTAAGGCTTCTAGTTTATATAGGGCTATTGATAAAGAAGGCGCTGTATTCTTAGGAACAGGAGGAGTCAAAAACAATGCTAGACGCGCTCAACAAGCTGGTGCTAGTTCGTCAGACGTAAACAGCGCAGCTAAGGTTGTTCTAGACTTGAGCGATAAGCTCTCTCCTGCGGAGACTACTAAGGCAATAAACCGCCTGAGAACTTTGTCTAAGAACTACCAGAACCCTAAAGCTAGGAACATGCTTAACAGTGCCGCTGCTAATCTTAAAAGTCAAATGGCTAGACATAAAAGACTAATTAAGACAGAAAACACTCGACAGCTAGGAACTAAAGCACTGAATGAGTTAACTAAAAGGTCTGGAGAGTCTGGTATTTTAGGCGCTCATAGAAAGATAGCTGAGAAACTTGTCAGCATGAGAGATGAAATGTCTTTTGCTGAGACTCACCTAGAGCTTTCTACCTTAAAAGCCATGCAGAGGGACGCTGCTGCTTCTGTGGGCGAGAAAAGCTCTAAAGCTGAGAGTCTGATTAATAAGGCTATTGACTCTTTGTCTACGTCTATGGACACCAAAGCTAATCAATTTAACCCTGTGCTGAACCAGAAGTACAAGCAGGTAACAGATTTGTATCGTGAAGGTATTAAAGACATACACGGAGACTGGATTGTCAAGTCTGTTAATCAAGGTAATCCTGCTAAGATAGGCGAGTTCTTGGCTCTAAACGGAGAGAGAACTGGTATAGAACAACTGGGTAAGTTGATCAATAGAGCTAAGTCTTTAGGCAAAGACGTGGACGGAGAAAACCTGTTCAAGTCTATTGAAAGGTCGTACTTAAACTCGTTGTTCCCTACTAGATCGCCAGAAGAAGGTGTAAAATTTGTAAACAAGATAAACAATGAAAAGTTTGCTGATACCTTTAACGCTATTGTAGGCAAGGAGAGAGGCAATAAGATCAGAACCTTGGCTAATGAGATAGACTTATTAGCTAAGGGAGTACAAGGATCAGAAGGTGCTTTGTCGTTATCTATTAGAGGCGGTGAAATATCTGCCGCTAAAAGTCCTATGAGTACTGGCCCTATCTTCTACGCTCTTTTAGGCAAGGCTGTAAAAGGCCAGATAAGCCCAGAGAATGTTACTAAAAAGATAGCACTGGCTAAACAGGCTAACGCAAGACTAGCTAAAGGAGAGACACTCCCTAGAGGAATGATAGCTGCTCTGCTAGGCAAAGAGGATGCCTTTAAAGTTGCAGGTCTAATGACCGGTGCTTTAATCCCACAAGAGTAACAAAAAAGCCCTGTGTAGTCATCTACACAGGGCTTTTTTGTACCTACAACATCTACACTATCTCACACGCACCACCTACACAGGCTAATTCCTGGCTACCTGTGGTGTTATCTTCCTGCTCAAAGTTACCTAAGTCTTCCCAATTAACCCCAACAGGCATGGCCGCTAGTAACTCCTCGTACTTCTCAGCGTCTATCTCTTCATAAGGAGCTTGCTGATATACATGATCACTATAAGGCAACAGACTAATCCCACTACAAAGATCGAAGTTTTCCCATATCCACTGTGCTACTTGCAGGAATTCACTATCTGTATAATATACAGTGATGCTTGGTTTATGCTCGCACCAATGGTTCTGATAAGCCTTCCAAAGCTGTAGCTGCTGCATAGCCCCTACCTGCTTAACAGTGGTACACTTCTCTGGTGACTTCACAGGGAAGCTGAACACTGCTGACGAGGGTGACATCACATCCTGCTCTATTGGGAATCCTGCTGACTCCATAAAGACTGCAAGCGGGTCTTTTTTGTCGCTACGAACTCTGCGAATGTAATGCTTAGAGAAGCGAGGATGGATACCACTAGCAGAATCGACAAGTTGAGATACAGTACCGCTAGGCTTAACGCATGTAATAGCAGCAGACTGGTTAATGCCAAGCTTTGTAGCCCACTTCTCGTTAGTCTTAACAGCAACATCGCGTATTTCTTCAAGCCACTTCTCCAAGTCTGTGGAGTCACCTTTACTCAGCAGGTAGTGATCCATTATGCCTGTCATGCTAACGCCCAATAGCGCCTCTTCTTCCGTGTTCTTCTTCCAGCAGTTACGCAGGTAACGGAAGTCTGTCAGTGTAGCCTGTAACGTGCCAATAATGGCTGCTACTTCTGCTTTCTTCTTTAGCGTGTCTAGGTCATCTTCAGGACGAACTACAATCTCCGACAAGTTACAGAACTGGTTACTACGTAGGATAATCTCAGAGCAAGGGTTAGTACCAAAGTCCTGATCACTGTCACGTCTGCCGTTACGCGCTGCAATCTTCTGTGCTGCTACACGGCTAAAGATACCACGCTCACCTGCCTTGCTCTCGTACATGCACTGCATCTC